GCGGATGTTCTACTATGACATCAGCAAGTTCCCGATCATCGCGCCCTACCAGTTCGGCAAGCCCGATCCCTTTCAGGAGTTGATCAACAAGCTCCGTGAGGATGGGTCGCCCGAGTCCCGCGAGCTCGCCAAGAAGCTGTACCCCAAGCCCAAGCACTACGCCGCGGTAATCGTCCGCGGCGAGGAGGACAAGGGCCCCCAGATCTGGGGCTTCAGCAAGAGTGTGTACTCGTCGATCCTCACGCTCATGATGGACCCGGACTACGGTGACATCACGGACGTGGAGCGGGGCCACGACATCAAGGTGACCATCTCTCAGGCGCCTGGGAAGCAGTACTGGGACACCGCCATCATGGCCCGTCCCAAGCCCACCGCCCTGTCCTCCAAGCCGGAGGACGTGATCAAGTGGACGTCCAGCATTCCCAACGTGGACGCGCTGAACCCCCCGAAGACGTACGAGGAGCTCGAGAAGGTCCTCAACGACTGGCTCAATCCTCCTGGTGAGAGCGCAGAAGGAGGCGGCGAGGAGAAGATGACCACCCGTCCGCCGATCACGTCTCCCGCAGCCGGAGCTCACAAGAAGCCGAGCGGTAAGTCGCTGGATGACGTGTTCGCCCAGATCGAGAACGAGGACTAGACATGAGAAGGAAGCCCGTGGCAGGAGAAGCGCCTGCTGTCATTGAGTCGGATGACTTCACCACCGATCTCATCAAGTCCCTCAACAAGGAGCACGGCAGCAGGATTGCCTACAATCTGGCGTCAGATGAGTCTCCGACACATGTGAAACGCTGGATCTCCACAGGCTCCACCCTTCTGGACTACATCGTCTCGAACCGCAGGAGCGGCGGCCTGCCGGAGGGCCGAATCGTAGAGATCTTCGGTACTCCGTCCATCGGGAAGTCCCACATCGCCCTGCAGATCTGCAAGTCGACCCAGCGAATGGGCGGCATCGTAGTCTACATCGACACCGAGAACGGGACATCGGTGGAGAACCTGCGTCTCCTCGGTGTCGATGTCAACAAGGGCTTTGTGTACGTGGACACGCACTGCACGGAAGAGGTCTTTGATGTCGCCGAGAAGACGATCATGAAGGCCAAGGGGATGGCGAAAGAGATCCCGATCACGATCATCTGGGACTCCGTCGCAGCCTCTTCTCCCAAGGCGGAGCTGCTGGGTGACTATGACAAGGACACCATCGGCCTTCAGGCCCGCGCGATCTCAAAGGGCATGCGAAAGATCACCGGCATCATCGGCGATCAGAGTGTGCTCTTCGTGATCCTGAACCAGATTCGCACCAAGATCGGTGTCCTGCACGGTGATCCGACCACCACACCGGGCGGAATGGCGATCCCGTTCCACGCGTCAGTGCGGATCAAGCTGAGCTCCGGCATGACGATCAAGAACAAGGCCGATGAGGTCATCGGCATCAATGTGATCGCCAAGACCATCAAGAACAAGGTCGCCGCGCCCTTCAGGAACGTGAACTTCGAGATCCACTTCGGCAGGGGAATCGTGGAGCACGAGCACCTGTTCGACACTCTCAGGGACGCAGGGTCCCGGGTGGTGGGCGAGAACACGATCATTGTGACAGGCGATGGTGCGTGGAAGATCTTCATCGTGAAGAACACGGTCACTGGCGATATTCTGCACGAGAAGAAGTTCTACAAGTCAGACTTCCGTGATCTCCTCCAGAGCCCGGTCTACAAGCCGTTCCTGGATGACCTGATCGAGGAAGTGATGGTCAAGAAGATGATCGGACAGGATCACGTGTCCGACATCGACACTGACGCCTACGAGGAAGTTCGGTCTGCGCTGATGGACATCGTGACCGAAGAGTAACGCTAAGGAGGGCAACATGCCCCCAGCATCTGCAGCTCTTGGGCCGTCGACACTTCTTGTCGACGGCCTTAATCTTTTCATGCGTTCGTACATCGCCTTCCCAGCCATGACGTCAAATGGCCAACAGGCGGGTGGGATCGTCGGATTCATCTCCTCTCTAGAGAAGATCATGCGTGAGGTCATCCCCACACAAGTGATCGTCGTATGGGAGAGCGGAGGATCTTCCAGGAAGAGGCAGATCTTCCCGGACTACAAGCTCAACAGGCGTCCGGAGAAGCTGAACCGCTTCTACGAGGACGACATTCCTGACACGGTAGAGAACAGGAACTGGCAGCTTGTCACGCTGACACAGATCCTTCGACACCTCCCGATCTGCCAGCTGTATGTTCCGGACTGCGAGGCGGACGACGTGATCGGCTATGTCAGTCGCTATCGCGTAGGAAGCAACAGGCTCACGATCGCGTCCTCGGACAGGGACTTCTACCAGCTTCTCTCGGAGCGTGTGCAGATCTACTCCATCGGCTCGAAGAGGACGGTCACGCACCAGACCCTGCTGGCCGACATGGCGATCACATCGCAGAACTTCTGCCTGGCTAAATGTGTTGTCGGCGATGACAGCGACAACATTCCGGGTGTGGCGGGAGTCGGCTTCAAGACGCTCGCGAAGAGGCTTCCAAAGTTTGCAGGTTCTGATGACTACTCCATAGATGATCTGCTGTCTGACTGTCGGTCCTTCGACGGCAAGATCAAGTCCATCGATGAAGTCGCCAAGTCCGAGACGCTGATCAGGCGGAACTGGCGACTCTGTTACTTGGACACTGCAAACCTCGCAGGCACCCAGATCGAGAAGATCAACTCAATATTGGACAGCTACGCCCCGGTCCGGAACAAGCTAGGGGCCAAGCGTATACTCGTCAGTGAGGGTCTTCCAACTCTGGGAGTCGACTCCCTCTTCCTCTCTCTCAACTTCGCGAGCGGCTCCGCATGAATCAAGCTGACTCCTTCAGCTCTTTCGGCAAATACGGCAAGATCTTCCAGGAGAAGATCTTCCAGGGTCTTCTCACAGACAAGACCTGGGCATCACAGATGACCGAGGTGATGACACCGGAGTTCTTCGATCTGAAGTACCTTCGGTTCCTCACCGACCGCTACTTCCAGTACTTCATCAAGTACAAGGACTTCCCCACACTCAACCTCCTGATCACCATAGTGAAGGAGGGCCTTTCACAAGGCACCGACGTCATCCTCCGCGACCAGATCGTGGAGTTCCTCCACCGGATGAAGACCAATCCTGACGTCTCTGACCTCCAGTACGTCAAGGACAATGCTCTCGACTTCTGCAAGCGTCAGGCCTTCAAGAGCGCGCTGACCAAGGCAGTGGAGCTGATCGAGACAGAGCAGTTCGAGGGCGTCGTGAACATCATGAAGGAGGCAGTGGGCGCTGGCCTTCCCTCCTCGATCGGCCACGACTTCTTCAATGACATCGAAGCACGGTTCATCCGTCAGCGGAGGATGACAATCAGCACTGGCATCAGGCAGATTGATCGCAAGGAAGTCCTGAACGGTGGGCTTGGGAAGGGTGAGCTCGGTGTGGTGGTCGCCCCGACCGGAGTTGGCAAGTGTGTAGACCCACATACACACGTCGACGTGAAGTACGTCGGTGTGCGTATTAACGGTAAGCTCTTCAAGCCTTGGGACAGGATCAAGACATCAAGGGGTGAGATCTACGCGCGGGACATCATGCCCACAGACACGATCCTGTGACATGCTAGTTTGTCAGATCTGCAAATTTGAGTCCAGCCTCTCGCTGATCTCACACATCACCCGCAAGCACAACACACAGATGTCTGACTATAGGAAGTCGTTTCCGGACCATCCCGTCCAGCGTCTCTCTAGTCAGCAGCGTGAGAAGATCTCACAGCACCACAAAGACAGACTGCAAGATCCTGCACAGATGCAGAAGTTTCAAGATTGGAGGTCATTGCCCATCCAGCTCAAACACTGGACCCGAAAAGGGATGACTCAAGATGAAGCGCGTGTCATGGTCTCCGAGACACAGAGAAGAAATTCACTGCAGGGAAACAACGATGCTACCCACAGGAAGCGGAGCGAGAGGAGCAGTGGCACGGACAACCCGATGTCTCTCGCGAGCATTGCTAAGCGTCACGGCGTCGACGTTAAACAGGCCTCGTTCCTCACACCCTGCTACGGAAGGAGAGGCACTCTCCATCCCATGTTCGGAAAGAGACACACAGATGAGGCGATCAGAAAGATCGGTGCGAGGATCAACACAACCCGGATCTCTCGGGCAGAGCACGACCTGACTGATAGACTTGTACTCAAGTATGGCGGCGGAAAGAATCAGAGTGTGGACGGATGGTGCTGCGACTACGTCCACACAGAGAGAAAGATGGTCATCGAGTTTTTCGGTGACTTCTGGCACCACAACCCATCCATGTACGAGAGCTGCTGGGTCAACCCCTTCACTAAGCGGACTACCAGTGAGGTGCGTGAACGAGACGAGAGGAAGCTCAGAGAGCTTCGTCATCTCGGGTACACCGTTGTCGTGGTGTGGGAGCGAGACTGGCGGGACAATCAAGAACTGCAGCTTAAAAGGATCGACGATGATTTCAATCAGCTTTGAAGAATGTCAGGAGACGGTCTCGATCGGTGACCTCTTCAGTGAGCTGGGATTCGACTGCGACGGCTCGGGAGCCGAGCAGGTCAGGGAGAGTGGCTGGGCGCTGAGTGTGAAGTCCCTCGACGAGTACTATGAGGTCGAGGGGTGCCGCTGGACCTCACCAGAGCCCGCCTTTCGCCTTCGTGTCGAGGCACCTACGGGGAGCATCCACGAGATGGAGTGTGCAGACAAGCACCTCGTCCTCAGGCAGCGGCCAGACGAGTGGACGCACGTCGACACACTTCGGGTCGGAGATAAGGTCGCCTGCCAGGACGGGATCGGCACTGTGGTCGAGGTCCAGGATCTGGGATGCAAGCGGCAGCTCTGCGACCTTCAGGTAGGAATCGCTCACTCCTACTACACGAACGGAATCTTCTCTCATAACTCGCACTTTCTCGTCTCCGTCGGCGCTGCTGCGCTCAAGATGGGCTACAACGTCGTTCACTACACTTTTGAGCTGTCTGAGACTGTCTTGGGGACGAGGTACGACTCACACCTGTGCAGGATCTCTGCAACTGACATTCCTGACCTTCGTGAGGTCGTGATAGCGGAGTACGCGCAAATGAAGGACCTGGGCCGCCTGATCATCAAGGAGTACCCGACCGGATCTGCCTCCGTCATGACTCTTCGCAACCACGTTGAGAAGCTCCTGTTGAAGGGCATCAAGCCCGACGTCATCGTGATCGACTACGCGGACATCATGAGGTCGTCTCGCAAGTACGACTCGATGCGGCACGAGCTTAAACTCATCTACGAGGAGCTCCGTGCGATGGCAGTCGACTGCCAGGTCCCTATCTGGACTGCCTCACAGGCGAACAGAGAGGCAGCCAACGCCGATGTGGTGGGTCTTGAGAACATGTCTGAGGCTTACGGCAAGGCGATGGTCGCAGACTTCATCTGTGCGATCTCCCGCAAGCCGTCAGAGAAGCTGCTTGGCGGCGCGCGTCTTCATGTCGCAAAGAATCGCGCTGGTCGAGATGGGTTCGTGTTTCCCATTAAGATTGACACCTCCCAATCTCGGATTGAGGTCATGGACGAGATTGCGGAGATGTCGCTGGAGGACGTCAATCAGAGTGACTCCTCCTCAATGAAGGATCTTCTCCGCAAGAAGTGGAAGGAAGTCCAGGACAGCAAGGAGTCAGTCTAATGTTTACCCGCGAGCAGGTTCTTGAGTCGTGCAGAGCTCACTTTGGAGATGACGATCTCGCACCAGACGTCTTCATGAAGTACGCACTTCGCGACACGAACGACAACATCCTGGAGTCCGGGCCGGACCAGATGCATGGTCGTCTGGCCGCTGAGTTCGCCCGCATCGAGGCGAAGTATCCCAACCCAATGAGCGTTGATGAGATCTATCGTCTCCTCAACACGTGGGAGATCGTCCCACAGGGATCGCCCATGTCCGGGATCGGGAACCCCCATCAGCTGCAGAGCCTGTCCAACTGCTTTGTCGTTGAACAGCCCCACGACAGCTACGCGGGAATCCTGTTCACCGACCAGGAGCAGGTCCAGATCATGAAGCGGCGAGGCGGCGTCGGATTCGACGTCTCCACCATCCGCCCGAAGGGTCAGCCGACCACCAATGCCGCCCGCACCACAGATGGCATTGGTGTGTTCATGGAGCGCTTCTCCAACTCCTGCCGTGAGGTCGCACAGGGTGGGAGACGCGGTGCACTGATGCTCACCATTGACTGCAGGCACCCGGAAGTCGAGACGTTCATCGACATCAAGCGGGACCTGAAGAAGGTCACCGGCGCGAACATCTCGATCCGGTTCACCGATGAGTTCATGCAGGCAGTTGAGAGCGGATCCGATTTCACTCTCCGCTGGCCCGTCGAGATGACAGTAGAAGAAGCGCAGATCACGAAGGTGGTCAACGCCAGGCAGATCTGGGACAGGTTCGTCGACGCCGCTTGGGCCTCTGCTGAGCCCGGTGCGCTCTTCTGGGACACGATCACGCGCGAAGGCGTTCCCGACTGCTACCGTGACGTGGGCTACAAGACAATCAGCTGCAATCCTTGCGGAGAGATAGCTCTCAGTCCATATGACAGCTGTCGGCTCATGGTCGTCAACTTGACTTCCTTTGTCAGGGATCCTTTCACTGAGAAGGCCTGGTTCGATTTTAAGCGGTTCGACAGCACCGTCTTCTCCGCGCAGCGTCTGATGGATGACCTGGTGGACCTGGAAGTGGAGTGTGTCGATCGCATCCTCCACAAGATCACCATCGACCCGCAGCCCGAGCACGTCAAGCAGATCGAGCGCGACCTGTGGCAGAAGATCCGCACCACGGGTCTCAACGGCCGCCGGACAGGTCTCGGTATCACTGGGC